TGACCGCCTACGAAACGTCCGTGCGCAACCGCCTGCGGGGCGAGAGCACGGGCTCGATCTTCGCGCGGCAGATCATGGAAGTCATCACGCCCACGATCAAGGGCACCTTCAACCGCATGATGCGCAAGGGGCACTTCGGCGACTTCCCCGGCGTGAGCGGCGCGGGCGTCATCGAGCGCCGCAAGTGGAAGGTGCTCACGGGCAAAGACGAGATGATCGTCCCCGATATCGTGCTCAAGGCCGTCCAGGCCGGGCTCGACATTTACGAGATCGAGTACATCTCGCCGGCGCAGCGATTCATGGAAGCCGAGAAGCTCCAGGGCATGTTCACGGGCGCGGACGCACTCGCGGCCCTCGAGCCTGTGCTCCCCGGCATCACCGACAATATCGACAAGGACGAGTACGCGCGCAAGGTCTGGAAATACTCGGGTGCTTCGAGCGACGCGCTGCGCACCCTTGACGGTCTGCGCGAGTTCCGCGCGGAGATGGCGAAGCGCCAGCAGACGAGCGACGCGCTCGCCGCCGGCGGGCAGATGGCAGACATGCAGATGAAGAGTGCGCAGGCCCGTGCGGCCATGGGCACCATCGCGAAATAATATGGCAGACATCAAGAAGACCGTCATACCCGTTGCAGTAACCGACGAGAAACTCGCCAAGAACATTGACGAGGTTCTGCGGACGGAAGCAGGCCGCGCGCTGTGGGCGCACCTGTTCCACATCTGCGGCTACAATCAGTCGAGCTTGACGCTCAATCGGCAGACCGGCGAAGTCGCTTCTCTGTCGACCGAGTGCAAGGAAGCGCAGCGTCGTATTTATCTCGACATTCGCAACCGCGCGTCGCGCGAGCTGCGGGCCGTCGCCGAAGAGTTGGCCGAGACCCCGATTGCCGCACCCATCCCCGAGGAAGAGAGGAAATAGTATATGGCCGAAGCCCCGCCCGCCGAGAAGCCGTTTAAGGAATTCATCCCGACCGAGTTCCACGATCGTCCGTATCTCAAGGACTTCCTCGACAAGAACGACAGTCCCGAGACTCGCGCCGCCCTATTCAACAAACTCGACGGGGCGGAGAAGCTCATCGGCAAGAAGACCGTCGACGGCATCCCCGCCGCCGACGCCAAGCCCGAGGACATCGAGAAGTTCTACGCGAAGTTGCGCGCGGAGAAGCCCGAGGACTACGAGTACAAGTTGGGCGATAAGCCTGACGAAGTGTTCGACAAGGAGCTGCGGGCGGCGGCGCATAAGGCCGGGCTCTCAAAGAAACAGATGGCCGAGTTCGTCGGAACCCTGGCGCCGGGGATGCAGGCGCGGGAAGCCGCGGCGTTGGCCGAGCGGGCCAAGCTCGACAAGGAATTCACCGATATGCAGGCGGCGGCCTTTGGCCCTGAGAACGAGAAGGTCATCGCGCGCGTGAAGGAAGCGATCAAAGAATACGCTCCTGAGAATGTCAAGCAACACGCCGACAAGCTCGACAATGCCGCGCTGACCATCTTGGCCGGGGTCATCAATTCAGTCCTCGTCAAGTACGTGCCCGAGGACAAACTCAACGGCAAGGACAAGGGCGAAAGCGCCGGCGGAGACAAGGCGGCGCTCCAGACGGAAGCCCGTGCTCTCCAGACGTCTGAGGCATGGAAGAACTTTCAGCACCCCGACCACGATAAGACCAAGAAGCGCGTGGCCGAGATCTACGCTTCCGCGGCGTTCAAGTAAAAGGAGACCTCCATGGCTGCTCGAGTCAACGAATCGAAAGAGAAGCGACGTGCGCGGTCCGGCGCCGCCGCTGTGGTGGCCGCGGCGCAACGCACCGCGGCGGTGGTCGGCGCGGTAGCCGTGGCCCGTGAAGCGTACCGGAAAGCGAACACCAAAGACGCACGTAGCAAGCGCGTCAAATAAGGGAAGTTTGCCGCACCGAAGCCCCCGCGTTTATGAGCCGCGGGGGCTTCTCAATTTTAGGGCTTGACATATCCGCGATGTTCATACTACAATTCGGTCACATGGAGGGCACCCTCGAAAGAGGTCCTCCTGATGGTGGCTAAACCACCCGAGTCAATCTCGGAAACTTGAGAGGGCCTCCGGCAACGGGTGCGGCTTTCGCTAGACGGAAAATATAGCGGAGGACAAACTCATGGCCGGAGAAACCATCGACGCATCCTTAATCACCCAGTTCTCGGATCAGGTCCACGTCGCGGCGCAGCAGATGAAGGCGCGTCTGCGTGGTAAGGTCCAGGTCAAGCCGATGTCGGGCGACATCTTCGCCTACGACGGCCTTGGTTCCGTGGAAGCCGTCGAGCAGATCGGTCGGCACCAGCCGGTCGTCTTCTCAGACGCCAACCACACCCGGCGCAAGATCGCGCGCCGCCGCTTCACCCTCGCCCTCCCCATCGACGCCTCGGACGTCCGCGGCGCGCTGGTCAACCCTGAGAGCGAGTACGCCCGCGCCTGCGCAATGGCGATGGAGCGCGTGTTCGATCGCATCGTGGTCGACGCGATGTTCGCCGCGGTCCTCACCGGCCGCGACATGGGCACGTCCGTCACGTTCGCGAACGACGATGGCGACACCATCAACGCGACCGCCGGCTCGACCTACGCGAAGCTGCTCGAATCGACCCGCCTGTTCCTCGACGACGACGTGGGGACGGACGTGCCGGAGCAGATGGTCATGGGCATCTCGGGCGACGAGCACGAAGACCTCATGGGCGAGACCGAACTGGTCTCGGGCGATTTCTCTCGCCAGTACGCCATCGACAAGGGCCGAATGATCTCGGCCGCCGGTTATGACCTCGTGCACTTCGCGGCCGCGGCCACGAACCCCATCCTGGCCGTCGCCGGCGGAGTTCGGGACTGCTTCCAGATGTCCACGCGGGCGATGTGCGTCGGAATGTCGAAGGAGATGGCGGTTAAGATCGAGAACCGCACCGACCTGAATGAGACGTCCCAGGTCGTCATCAACTTCGAACTCGGCGCCGTCCGCACCGAGGGCAAGCTCATCAAGAAGTTCCAGACCACCGACTAAGTAGTCGGCGCTGGCTAGGTGCCTCTCCCGAAAGGGAGGGGCGCCGAAGCGAGCGAGCTAGGGATAGCAGACTCGGAGTGCCTGGACAGGGGTCGCGCGCAGGGATGCGAGCGAAGAACGGTTCGGGACGCAGCACGGAGATAAGCCTATGGCCGTCCTCGACGCCTACATCGACGCAAATTTGGCCGCTGGAAAGAAAGGATCGCGGAGCAAGATCTCCGGCGCTCCGACGCTCACCATCGCGCAGACGTTTGAAGTCGCCGCGGGCGACTCCAACCTGTCCGTTTGGCGCCTCGGGATTCTCCCGGCCAACGCGATTCCGGTTCGCTGCGAGATCTACTGCGATGCCTCCCTCGGCACGTCCGAGTTCGACCTGGGCCTTTATAAGCCCGGCGTGGGCGGCGCGGTCGTCGACCGCGATCTGTTCATGGACGGCGTCGACCTGACTTCCGGCGTGGCCGTCACGGCGGGCGCGAACAACGGCCTGGCGAACCTCGGCGGAGCGGACCCCGTCGCGGCCCAGGGCAAGAAGCTGTGGGAGCTGCTCGGCCTGTCGGTGCCGGGTCGCAACGACTACGATCTCGCCCTGACGGGAGTCGTGGCCGGCGCGGCGGCGGGGACGATCTCCGTCGTCTTCGAATATATCATCGGCTAAGTTTGGCCGCGTGAGAGGGGCCGCCGTCTCTATGAGGCGGCGGCCCCGTTTCTTTTCCAAGGAGGAAGCATGAGCGCACCGGCCCCGACAGCGGAAATCGACATCTGTAACCTCATGCTCGCGCGGCTTGGTCAAGGCCCGATCTCGAGCATCGACCCGCCCACCGGCCCCAAAGCGGACGTGGTCGCCCTCCATTATCCCATGACGCGCCGCGCGACTTTGCGCGGGGGCATCTGGAACTTCGCGAAGAAGCTGGCGCAGCTCACCACCAGCGCGTCCGTAACACCGGCGTTCGGCTACGCTTCGGCTTTCGCGCTCCCCAATGACTTCCTGCGCCTGCTCTCGTTGGGCGACTACTCGATCAACAACGACACCCCGCCGGGCCTCTACGACATCGTCGACGGCCACATCTATACCGACGAGTCCGACGCCGGGACGCTCAACATCTCCTATATATACGATCACACGATCGTCAGGCGATGGGATGCGCTCTTCGTGAACCTGATGCGGGTTCAAGGTGCAAAGGACATGGCCTACGCCTTCACGCTCAAGCCGTCACTGATTGCCTCCATCGACAATGAATTGCAGGACATCAAGATCGAGGCCAAGGCCATCGCGGGGCAAGAGAAGCCGCCGCGACGTATCCAGCGCAG